CGTCCTTAAAACGGCATTTAGCGTCTAGAGAAAATTTTGACGCCATTCTTGGTACTCATGAAATCGCAAGAATTCATAGAATCAAGACTGGAGGAAAAGTTACTCATAGGTACGCTCTTGGGAAAGGAGCTGCGAGAGGAGAACATAAAACTCTTAAAGCGAAACTTCCCAACAATAAACCTTTTAATTTACACCTTGGTGAACATTTTGTCACTACTGGAATGGAATCGAAAAATGGTGATTGCGGTTTACCGTATGTCACCACTACCGAATCTGGTGTGGTTAAGATTCTTGGTATGCATTGTGCTCTCGCTAGTTCACAATCTGTGTTTTTACCCATTTATTTAGAAGATGAAGCACAGAAAACTGCGTATGTTATGCAGGGAACTGGTAAAGTAATTATCAATCAAGGAACTTATATTCCATCTTGTATTCGTCCTACCCCCGAACGCAAGCAAGCTTATGACGGCAGATTGGTGTCGTTAGGGTCTCTCCCTAAAGGAGATTTTATGCCTACTGAAACGAAAATAGAGGCATCAGTCTTTCAAGGAGACCTGACCACAGAACCAATCTACCCGATAGAGGTAGCTCCGGCTATGCTTAAGCCGATGACCGTTGATATTGAAAATGAAATCACTGGTGAGATGGAACAAGTTTTGCGACAACCCCTTAAACAGGGCCTCGTGAAAATGGTTTCAGCTCCGCGAAGAATATTTCCCAGGTGGATGCAAGAACTGTTCGAACAAGAACCAGAAATTGCATTTGCTGGGTTTTTTCCTAGCACTAAGCGAAAATTTCGCATGTATACAATTGAAGAAGCAATTCAACAATTGGACATGCAAGCCTCGATAGGGTTCGACTTTAAAGTTGAAGGTTTCAAGTCTCGGGATCAGTTGTGGCGTAAGGCCACGGAAACTGAGCCGGCTTGGATAAACCCTGTCCTCCGAAACAAAGTAATGGAGCTTTTCATTGCTATGAAGGCTGGCTACGAGCTTAAAAACGTAGTTTCAGCCTGTTTGAAAGATGAAACGCGTGATCTAGATCGCGTGTATCAAGGAAAAACCCGAATTTTTTGTGTCGGCAGCTTGGCGCATCTTATTATGACCATTATGGTCGTTGGAGATGTCGTTTTTTATATGAAAGAAAATCATTTGGACACTGATGTGGCGATAGGAATAAACCCACACGGTCCTGAGTGGTGGATCTTGGCCGAGAAGCTTAAGCGACACAAAAACTTTGGAGGCGGTGATTATTCAGGATTTGATTCTGGTATCATCGCCAAGTTTGGATATGCTCTTTATCTTGCGATGAAGTGGTATATAAACTCTGGAGACAATCTCTATGACTGGTATTTATTTAATGTCTGTATGAGTAGTATTGCACCGATATTTGTTATTAATGGTGAATGCTATTGGTCGGACTGGATGAACAGTTCAGGAGGTTGGCTTACAGGTTTCTTAAACTCATTTGTTAACGTGTGTATTTTTAATGCATTTCATTGGCTCGTGTGTACTATGAATAACTTGGGAGAACGATCAAGACTGGTTGATTTGATTTGCACTTTTTATGGTGATGATAATCTTTGGTCAGTTTGTGACGATCTCAAGGATTTCATAAATATGGAAACCTTAGGAGAATTTATCTGGGAGACTTTTGGCATGACTTATACCACCGCTCAAAAAGGTGTTATTAATTCTAAGTTTGTTGAATTTGACGATTTGGAGTTTTTATGTCGAAAGTTTCGTCCTAGAGAAACTTTATATACCGCTCCTCTTTCGAGAGAGAGCATACACGGAATGCTTCTGTGGATCAAAAAATCGAATTTACGTCCCGCGTCTGAACAACTTGCAATTAATGTTGAACAGGCGATGATGGAGTTTTTTCATTATGGTCCAGAGGTTTTCCGACAGGAAGAAGAAAGAATTCGCACTTATTGCGAAATTTATAATATACCGTACACAGCAGGTTCGTATGAATTTTACGAAGACCGCTGGGGTACTGGAATGATGAGCAACCGCTCATAACTTTTGTCCCGTCCGCAATGACATTAAACTAATATCTCTAGCTCTCGAGTATAAATTGAGCAAAACAAACCACTGGCAACAGTGAGTAAGGAATGCATGGACGTGGAAATGACCCCTAGATTTTCACGGATCGCGCCTTACAGATTAGGGGTTCGAGCTCTAGCACGATGATCAGCTAAACTAGAGCCCATCGTTAAATTGATCAGCGAAAACGTATTAAACGAAGAACCCTCCACGAAAGTGGAATCCAACGGATTAGTAGATTTTGTAGTCGAAACACCCGTTGAGGTTAAAACATTGGCCCCGAAATTGCCACGACCCCGTGACATTTCGCCTTGGGCTGATCAGACTCCTACTCAAATTCTTGAAAGAGAATATAGAGTAAATGATATAGTGTACACTACTTCTTCATCACAGGTGAATGTAGTAGTGTGTCCAATTCTCGCTCTAACAACATTTAAAAATGCAATGTCTACCTTTCGATATTTAAGGTGGGATTTCATGGAATGGAGATACCAGATTATGTCTGTTCCTCAAGTTTGGGGAGCTGTAGGTTTTACATGCATCCCTCTTGATGGCAGACGTAGTTCGAGTAATCTCGAGAGTGATTATGGACTTTTGTCGCACACTGATTGTCAAATTGCAGATTTTTCTACTGCTAACAGTGGAAGAATCATGGTTCCTTGGGGCTTCTTGAATAAATGGCTCGATTTTGTTAAATTTACGGAAGAACCATTTTCCAGTTTTAACTTGCTTACTGATTTGAAAATAATTGGAGGCCCTTGGATTTTTTCGGCTGACTCTTCTATCCCTAGAAGCGTTACGATAAACATATGGTGTTCTCTACATGGTGTGCAAGTCGCGGGACCAAGAGTGGCAAACTCAATTACTCTTACAAAAGACGAGGAAGAACAAACCGCTGAGATGCAGGCTTCAGCTGCCGCTGGGATCCTTTATTCTGCTATGCAGACGGAACTCACGAAGTACCTGGCCACATCTGGCGTAGCGCATTTACGAAATGCTGCTCAAGCTGGTTTTCACCAAGTTGATGAGATGCTTGGTGATTGGTTTGATTTTGACGACCCAACCAGCAAACCTGACTCGGGTGGAGAGACTGGAGGAATGAGTGTCGTACCTGACATTTATGGAAATCTTAACTTTTCAGCACCGAGATGCCTATTGGGAGTGGGCTCACATGTACTCCCAACAAAACCTCCGAGACATTCGTGGCTTGATTTTATCAAGCTTCCTTCGTTTTGTGCCCATGGAGAATTAACAGGTCCGGTGGTGTTTCCTGGATGGCCTTTTAAAGAGGACGTCTTAGATGCAACATCAGCGGCAACAGCATTGTGTTCTCGACTTGATTTCGCCGCTCGATTTTTTCGGATGTGGCGAGGGTCGTTTGAATACACTTTCATGTTTATTTCTTCTCCAATGGTGATACAAAAGGTTGGAATATCGTTGTCTTATACGGATACTTCTGGAAATGTAGGTGATATAGTGGTTGAGGTTATAGAAGTAAAGGGAACGACTATTCATAAAGTTTTAGTACCTTACCTATATACCAATCCGTACCAATTTACGCAAGATGATGCTGTTAATACAACAGCTGGTCCCGGAGAACGTCCTTGCGTACGATTATTTCAGTACGCTGCCCCTAAAGCTGCAGGAGATACCACCCCTGTGCTTAAATATCTGTGTTGGTCCAATGCATGCGACGATTTTAAGTTTTATTCCCCAAAGTGCCCTCAGTACCAAAGGGAACAAGCAGATGTCGTTGAGATGCAAACCTCGATAAGATCATTTTCCAAGATTCAACCTAGCCGACAATTCGAAGTTATAGAGAATGACGTGCCTTTTTGGCCCGATCAAACTGTAACTATGGAACAGCTCTGTCAGCGATGGTCATGCAGAACATTACCCGATCCGGATGCTCTACGTGATCTTGATGATCAGCCTGCTACTTACTGGAATACGGCGGATTGTATTAGAAGTGTTTTCTTTTATAATCGCGGCCAGTTTAAAGTTAAGGCAACTTTTAACCAACCAGAAACGCCATATACAGCCGACCAAGGCTTAATGGCAAAAATGGATCCTCGAAGTCGTTACACGAATAATCCCGTGCCGAACGACTTCAACCGGATAAATGATGGATGTCAAGTCATATCATTCGGACTCACTCAGTTATTGGAATATACCGAACCTTGGTATTGCAATTCTGAATGGATTTCCACGTACACCACTAATCAAGGCGTTGTTGGAGCGGTTCCTAATCGCGTGAACAGCTTTGTTTACGCAATAGGAAACGACGATCCTGACGTGACACCCACCTTATCCTTCTGTGCAACGAGCATGGGCCCTGATTATGCCCTTGCTTTGCAGCTACCACCACCTTACTACCCAGCGAGATGGTACCTGACTACTGAGCCAGCACCGCCAGAGCCAGAGCCACGCGTGCAGACGCTTTCAACAAAACCGAGGGAAGATGTTAGTCTTCCACCCCCTTTCAATAAAGACTCTCGAGGTCGATCGAACGCTATGCGTTCTCCCCTTGAGAATAACCTACGAAAGTCTAAACGGAC